AGTATTTCGCTCCATGCTCACGAACGCGCAGGGAGTCCATAATTGACTGCTTGCCGGAGTCAACGCCCAGAGTGTAGAGCCAGCATTGCCCGATATACCGCCCCTGGATGACGATGTTCGTCTTTTTCGGCGGCGATGTATAGGGAACACCCTCGCCTCCGCGACCTTTGATGGCGAACACCTTGCGGTAAAATCTATCTCGGCAAGCGGCGTACACATCCTGTGTGTAATGCCCTCCGCTGTCAACAAAGGTTGTGGAAATTTTCAGCTTCACGCCGTTGGTGAAGCTGTACTGATGGTCAAGCACATCGTCCAGCGCTTTCCAGACCTCTGCGGTATCCGGCCGCCCCATGAGGATGCCACGCTTGATACCCCATTTTTCGCCCCACCGTCCGTGTCCAACTACCTCATATTCCAGCCGGTCATCCTGCGTGTCAACGCCGCAGGTCAGCACCAGAACCCCATCAGGCAACTCGGCCTCGTAGGTTTCCCGGCGCCCCATGATACTCTCCTCGTCCTCCAAGTCGCCGCGGTCTTCCCACAGCTCACCGAACTTGGTGTTGTAGACGACCTGCAGCTTCTGCGAATTGCCAAGGGCGTTGAGGTAGGCGAGAATCAGCGACGCCCACGAAGCCCACGGGGAGGAAAAGGCGTTCAGCCAGAATGACCGAGCGCCGTTCTCGTATGCAGCAGGATTTGCGGCCACCCACTTTGCTGGCTGGGCCTTCATCTCCCGCTCGGTGTGGACGCACCCACAAGAGGGGCACACCCACGCCACACTTTTCACGGTGTAGTGCTTCTTGTTCTTGATGATGGTGGTATCGTACTCGAAGCGGATGTCTGCGAACACGATATTGTGGAACTCGCCGCAGTCCGGGCACTGGTGGTGCCAGCGCTCCTGTGTTCCTTCCAGGAACAGCGCCTCAATAGCGCTGCGCCCCTTCACGGTCGGAGTGGAAACAGCCACGGACTTTGCATTGTAGAAGGTCGTCTGTCTTGCTTTCGCCAACTCCCACGGGTCGCCCTCGGTGCCGGCACTCGTCGCCCATCTGTCCAACTCGTCGCCGATGACATATCGGACGGGCGTGGACGCCAGAGCGGATGCACTGTTGGAGCCGCACATGGTAAGCATCCCGCCAGGAAACGACTTTTGCAGGATGGTGTTTCCGCTTTCTCTGCTCTTGGGATCTGCTACCTTTGAGCGAAGCGCCTTGCAGTCCCGCACCATCGGAGCGACACGCAGCTTAGAAAACTTCTTGGCATCGTCGATGGTCGGATGGATGTAGAGAATGCTGCTGGGGTCTTGGTCAATGATGTAGCCAATAGAGTTCAGCTCAAACTCGGATTTGCCGACCTGAGAGGAGGCCACCATCACCAGCAGCCGTATCTTTGGGTCGGTGAACGCATCCATCGGGTCTTTCAAGTACGGAGTGCGTGAGGTGCGCCACGGGCCAGGTTCCGCCGAACTCTCCGGGGACAGGCGGCGCTTTTTATCCGCCCATTGCGTGACGGTGATGTCCTCCGGCGGTGTGAATGCGGATATTGCTCCGGCAATGGCCACATTCAGCTTTTCGGCTTCGCTACTGTATGTCCTCATCCGCATCCGTCCATTTCTGCCGCTCGTTCACCAGCTTGGCGTAGGCGGCTGGGTCGTACTTGAAATTGGACAGCTCGTCAAGAATTGCGTTGACCTCTCGCCGGATGATGACCGACGCTTCTGCGGCAGTCATCACGCCAGCGACATCCACGGCCAGCCGCCCGGGGAGAGCGACCATCATACTGCGGATGGTGTACACCAGCTGCTCCGTCATGCTCTCCACATCATCGGAGCGGTGCATAGTGCCTTGAAGCTCCTGCAATTCCAGCTCGGCATACTCTGCCTTGGCTTCTTTGATGCGAACCTCGGCGGCCAGCTTCTGCTGTTCCTTCTCCGATGCGGCATCTTCCTTCTCGCTGCGTCCCGCAGCCTTTTCCCGCAGATACTTGACATAGGAGCGGGTCGCTTCTACGACATTGTATCTCGGTCCGACTTCGGTTTCGTGTTTCCGCAGGATTCCGTTGCGGGTCAGTTCTCCGACCCATTGCGCTGTGATATCGAATAGGTTGGCCAGGACAGCCGTGGTGCAGTACCCGGCAGGTTCCGGCTTTTTATCTTTCTTTGGTGTGGCCATCCGTGACCCTCCTCTCTTGTTTGGCAGGCAGTTTATACGCTTGCCTGGGCGTCCGACCGCCGCACCTTTGGACGCTGCGGCGTATTGTCGGCTCAGTCTCGCCATTTTTGTACCCTGGGAGGCAAGATAGCAGTTCCCCAGGTTTGGCGGAAGCCGTGGGACTCGAACCCACACAGGATTGCTCCTGGACGGCTTAGCAAGCCGCTCCGCTACCGTTACGGCAGGCCTCCATGTTCCCGAACAAGTAAAGTTCCCTGAAAAAAATTTCTCCTGACTGGCCGAATTTTGGGGTCGTCGAGCCCGCATAAGAGGGGTGGCGCCCTCACAGTACCTTTTTTCGCTGTGAGAGAGCCACCCGCTCTTTCTTTGGGCTGTCCAAGGCGATGCAAGGCTGTGTGTCGGCTTCTTCTTCATCAGGCAGGTTGTTACCTATCTGATGAACAGATGACGATACACGGCCATCCATGCCCCCTACCTGCCATACCTATCCCGCTTCATTACCTTCTCCCACTCTCTGAACTTGTCTCTGTCCACAGTGTCGAGGGTACACGGTTTCTTGCACCGCTTGGTCTTGGCGTGGCAGATGCACACAGTCCTGCCCTTCTTGATGTCAATGTAGACTGGGATCTTCTCTGTGGTTTCCAACACGCCGCCTCCTTTGGTCGATATGGGGGTGTTATATGGTCGTGAACATCTCAGCTTTGCTGTATGTAGAACGGCCTCTAATCATCATTTCCAGGAAGTCATCCCTGGAGAAGTCGGACAGTCTGAACACTTCCTCCGGCTTCATGCCCAACTGCTTGCCGATCTCGTCCACCGTCTTACCCTCATCAAGCAGTCGCTTCACGATTGCCTTCATGGGTTCCAGAAGGTGTGTGCCCCTGGCCCTGTTGTGGGTCACGGTGCCGTAGATGTCCTCGCTCTTATCCTCATGGGACACCTTTACCACGGGTACCTTCCCATCCAACTTGGAATATAGCGGCTCCTCACCAGCCACAGTCCAGCGGTGGAAGCCGTCGATGATGGTGTAGTCGGGCCGTACCACAATGGGGAGTGTCCAACCGTTGGTGAGGATGGATTGGGTCAGCAGCTTCAGGTTCTCCTTGCTGACCTTGTTGGGGTTGTAGCCGTTGGGCTTGAGTTTGTTCCTGTCCACCCATTCCAGAGTGGAGAGAGGGCCTGTCAGCTTTGCGTCACTCACGCGCTCTCACCTCCCTCTGTTCAGCCTTGGCATCTTCGATGTATCGGCTGTAGATGATTTGGTAGAGCGCTCGGAATGAGCGGAGCTTCGGGTCTCCTTTCTGGAGAGCTTCGTACATTTGCTGGTAGTCTTTTGGCGTGGCAAATAGGCCGGTTTTCATGAACAGGCTTCGGTACTGCTTCGCCACCTGCATCTTGTGCGGGGTGTTGAAGTACCGAGGCATATCAGAGAACATCTCGGTGAGCAGAGCCTTGTAGTCCTTTTTGACTTCATCGCCCTCGGCCTGACGCCTTGCCCGTGATCTGCGCCCAAACATCTCACTGTCCCAGTACAGGGTAGCGAGATAAGCGTTTGGTTCTCTGCGAATGACACGCTCCATGAGGTCTGGATAATACTCGTTCATCTGCACCAGAGATCTTGCTGTGTCCACAGAGAAGAACTGGGATACCCGCAGCTGGTTCCTGTTGGTGCCGGATTGCCACAGGTAAAGATAGATTTGCGGTATCTCCACACCCTCGTTGCGGAGATAGAGCCAGATGTCGTTTGTCTTCCAGTCGTAGATGGGATAGACCTGTTTGCGGCCGGTCATGCCCTTGCCGCCCAGGTTCATTTTTGCCATGTACTGGAGCCTTTGGACGGATTCCGCTGCCCGAACTCCGGTCATCGTGATCCCGTCCATGCACACCCGTGGCATAAAGCTCTGGTAGTTATCCTTCCTCGGCTTCAGCAGCGGATGCTCTGTGATAGCGAAGGGCGGCGGCTGCCGCACCCACACATCACGCTTTCGCTTGTCCCAGCAGACGAAGGTTTCTTCCTCCGAAAGCTCGTTAAAGCAGTTGAAGTGCTTGACTTCTACGCAGTACCATTCAAACTTTGCACCGGCATATATGAATTTGCGGCGCCAGTTCAAAACAGTCTGCTCAATGCAAGGGAAAATCGCTTCCTCGTCCACAAATTGGACGGTCAGCAGGGATGGGTCAATCTCACCATTCTGGATAAGGCTCATGGTCAGCTGTGCGAGAGCCAGACTGTCTTTGCCTCCACTGAAGGACATATACACAGGGACGCCGTTGCGGAATACATTTCGTATCCGTGACTTTGCCGCGGTGACCACATCTATGTCAGACTGGATGCGCTTTACAGCCATACCTTTTCGCCGCAATGGGGGCAAACCACATATTGGCGGACAGGCTCTCGCTCCTCTCCAGACGGCTTTTCCTCGACGGTTTCTTCCGGTCCCTCATCCTCGCCCTCATCGGGCTTGGCGGACATATACAGGTCTTTGCGCTCCCGGGCGGCTTTGATCTCCTCAATCTCGCCCTCATCGAGAGTGCCGTACTCTTGCAGCTTTTCGCTTACCTCGCCAGCCTGAGACACCATACTTCTCAGCAAGTCTTCATCAAAGCCGGGGATATCCAGGTCGTCCTTCAGTTCCACCAAGAAGGCGTCGAAGGATTCCAGGTCATCCACGCCCAGCCCGAAAATCTTGTTGTCAGCCAGCATGAGCTTCTTCTTCTGATTTTCGGTCAGACCATCCATCTGCAGCACATCGGCTTCTTCCCAGCCCATGCGGAGCAGGGTATCATAGAGGCCGTTTCCGGCAAGGATGGTTCGGCGCTCATCCACCACGATTGGTCGAATCTGCCCGAACATGGATACGCTGCGCTCGAACTCTTTCAGTTGCTTTTCAGTGTGCATCCGCACATTTCTCTCCGGCCTTTGCAGGGAGGAGAGAGCCATTTTCACGACATTCATTCCTCTGCCACCTCCATGTACGCCTTTGCTCCCGGAATCCGTTCAGCGGCGGTTATAACTATCTCTTTGTCGATGTTATAGACCTCCCGCCATCCGTTTTCCTCGCTGCCCGTCCATTGTCGAGCTGGCCACGGGTGAGTCCCGCACAGGTAGCCATTGTGCCACCCGTAGATAGGCGGCATGGGCAAGTGGTTGTAGTGGATGAACGCCAGAATGTGCTCATGCGACCAGTCGGACAAAGGGCTGTATCGTGTGATGCCCTTACCGTCTGTATAGATATTGGATTTGCGGCCGACATAATTGCCGTCCGCACGACGCCGCCCCAGAATGATGATGTCCAGGTCGTGCCGTTTGAAATATTCTCGCTGCGCCCTGTGTTGCACGATAGAGAACCATCTGGCAGCGGTTGCGCTGTCCTGCGGGAACAGCATTTCAGGGTGCTTGCTCAGCCATTCCAGATCCTGCCCGGTGTTGATTACCTCGCAGCCCTCCGGCTTGTTCTCGTCAATCCAGTCCATAAAGGCCGGGTATTCGAGGTTGCACACGCCGATCATGCTGGAGGTAACGCCGGCCATCTCGCAGAGTTTGCCAAGGACAATGCTGTCCTTACCACCGCTCCACGCATAGGCAGCAGACTTCCCGGAGGTTTTCCCCCTGATGTCCTCGACTGTGGCGGCAGTCAACGCATCAATTTCCCTGGGCAGCACCCGTTCCTCAATGCCCTCCATAGCTTCAATCCACGCATCGTTTCTGATGCTCTGCTTTCGTCCGAGTTTGCTCACGCTTTGGCCTCCTTGCGGGATGCTACAAGAGCGACGATGCCACTCAGCAAGACGGTGGTCAGGCTTCCTACGGTCTTGAATGTGGACAGGTTTGCGATATTTCCAATGGCGAAAATCGGCAGGCCAATGCACAAGGAGGCAACGACACCAGCGAACACGCCGTTGGCGTTCAGCTTTTTGCCGAGCAGCGTCATTACCGTAGGCAGAAGCGTGGATGCCCGGAGGGTTCCGTAGAACAGGAACAGATAGGTCACGGTCAGCCCGGGAATGTTGGCGATTAAGATGCTGACGATCAGCAGTGCCACCATCACGCGGCGGGAAACCTTGATGTTGTCGGCGTTTTCCAACTTGCCAGCCATTTGCCAGTCAGTCGTCATGGACGCCGCTGCACACAGGTTGCTGTCCACAGTGGATAGCAGGCCGGAGAGCACCATCATCATAAACGGTGCCAACACCCATGCAGGGAGAAGTGACATAATAAACTCCATGTTGACCATGCTGGAATCGTTGGCGATGAATCCGCTGCCCGCCGCAGCATAGCCAACCATGCCCATGGCAAGCGGCACCAATCCGAACAGTAGGGCGCCGAAGAAGAACGATCTGCCCAGCTTGTCTTTTCGGATGGAGAAGGTGCGCTGCCAGAAGCACTGGTCACCGAACGGTCCAGAAATCAGCCCAATGGCCGTCGGCAATCCAAAGCCGAGGAATACGGTCAAGCCGGTTTCGGAGGTCAGCGAGGAGTAATTCCCACTGATTGCCCCCAGACCTGCAATTACTGTGCCGATGCCTCCGGCCTTTGAGAGCAGCCAGGGGACGATAAGCGCACAGCCAAGCAGGATGATTCCGAGCTGCACGACATCGGTTGTAATCGATGCCTTAATGCCGGAGAAGCGGGAATATGAGTAGGCGATAGCTGCAAGGATGATGGTCAGGCACCAGAACGGGATTCCCGTAATGGTCGAGAGCATCTTTCCTCCAGCCAGAAGCTGCACAGCTGTTGACAGCACAGCCAAGGCCCCGAGCTGAAAGGAGTATACCCCTTTCACTTTCGAGGAATGGTATGTTTCAGCCATGAAGCCGGTGAGCGTGATGCCCTCCGGATATCTGGCTCTCATACGCTTTGCGAATGGGATGAACAGGATCAGGCATAGCACATTAGGAACCAGGAACCAGAACAGCCCTGGGACTCCGCTGGAATATGCCTTTTCTGCTGAGGTAAACAGTGCCGGAGCCCAAATCCATGTAGCAGCAATACTCATAGCTCCGATTCCGGCACCGATGCGGCGGTCTGCCACATGGAAGCCCTCAGCGTTCTGCGACTTCTTTGTGAATATCACCGTCGCCCCAATCATAAGGACGGCATAGGCGATAAGCACGATGATACCTAACATTGGAAAATCCTCCTTTGATGTGCCGCTGGCGAGGCGGTCATGTTGGGAGGAGTGGCAAGCGCAGGGGCCTCCTTTCTCGAAAAAGTAGACCGCCCCACGCTCGACTGAGCGCAGGACGGTCCTGCATGATTATAGATTTTACAGCTTACATTCTATCACTTCAAAATTGCCCTGTCATTGAATTATTTTTGCCCTGAGCTTTCCAGAATCTTAATGGTGACTTCCGTCCTCGGATTCTCCGGGTCATACAGGACACGGCTTCCATCGTGGGACACCAGGATCTTGCTGTTGTCGTCCTTTAGAACGCCGTACTTCACCAGTACATCATCAATGGCTTCTTCCAGATTCGTCAGGTCAACTGTTCGATGCGTCGGCATATAGAACAGGCAGACGACTTCACAGGGCTGTTCTATCATGCGCCCACGGCAAGGGATGAAATAGCCGGCGTCCTTCTCGTACTGGACATAGGCTTTGCTGGGGAGAATTTTGCTGTAATTCCCGCAGTTCGCAATTCTCTGGCTGTTCTTTTTGGTGATGGGCGCCAGGGGGATCGTGAACTTAATGTCGCTCATCCCTACACCCCCGCAGCCACTTTTCGGCTTCGCCGGTCATGGCATCGAGCATATTCTGGATGTAGCCAAACGCTTCTCTGATGGGCTTGCCAAGGTCTTTGGCGCCGTTGCACCACTGGGCCGAGAAGCTCACACAGGCTCGTCCGTCATGGTCGAAATAAAAACAGGCGTCAACGGTGTCACAGTACAGGTAGGAGGATTTGTACGGCATACCCTTGCGGTACGCATTCAGCATCAGCTTTTCGGCGTATGTATGGGCGTCGCTCTTTCGCTCCATGTACTCGATGTGAGCATCCATGCCGGTCTTTCGGGCGGCATTATACAGTGCGTCCCGCTCCTGTTCAATCGTCAATCGGTTCATCGTCCACCTCCAGGTAGTTTTTTCCGAAAATGTGAAGGAAGCCATCGGCGGTGGCATTTTGCTCTCGCATGAACTTCCTCTGCCCGTACTCATGGAGCCGCCGGGCGGTCTCCTTGCACTGATGGGCGGCCATCGGGCCGTTGCGGTGGCAACTGTCTCCGCACAGGTACACGGTCAGGCCGTATTTCGTAGACTTCTTCCTATTTGCCCCGCCGAAAATGTGATGCTCCTCCAGATGCCCCCACCGCCCGCAGAGCCAGCAGTATCCGTCACGCATCATCGTCATCCCCATACTCCCGGTCATATTCCTCCGGGGTGATAAACTCCATATCCTCCGGCTTTACCATCCCATCAAGGCAAGCCGCGCGTAGGATGCCTTCCTTGCTTATGGATTCCGTCAACTCCTGGTAGTCTATCGGGTGATCGCTCTCTCCAACAACCAAGCTCAATCCCGCCGGTGCAGGCTTTCCGTCCTCAGTAACGGCCAAGCCGTTGATTTTGAGACAAACTCTGATTTTCACAGTTTTCCTCCTTCTATGACTCGGAGATTGCGGCGCATAGCCGCAGCCCTGGCCACGGTATATTTCTGGGCCTCAATGAATTTTTCGCACTCCGGACGATGTTTCCACCGCTTCCGATAATCGCCGTCAAATTCTCTGCACTCGTCGCAGTTAAAACAGCAGTCGTCAGCCTCTCCGATGGTGACATATTCGGAATATAACTCGCAACTCCGGGCGCAGAAGTTGCACTTGCAGCCGTAGCAACTCATAGCGGCGGGAGAGCCGGAGAAGGTGGCGGCATATCCTCCGGAGATCGGTCACCACCAGGATCGGGCTCCTTCAGCGAGAAGTTGCAGAAATCGGCATCGAAGCATCCGTGACACGGTGTTTCAATCAGCCTGTCACACTCGCCCCAGTTGAAGTCCATGCAACTCCAGGGGAAGTCCACCGGCTTTCCGTCAATCGTTCCGTCTTTCCCCTCGATGTAGTTCGGGCACTCCTTTGTGCAGGAAAAGGTCGGCTTGTTCTGGCACAGGGAGCACAGGTCATCGGCGTTTTTCTTTAACGCCTCGATGTAGAGCGTCCGGTACCTGTCCTCAGCTTCGAGCATATCGTAAAGCTCAGAAAGGCACCACTGAACATCGCCGCCCTGTATCACTCGCTCTGCAAGATTGTCATCATTGAGGGACAGCAACTCGGAGACAATGTCGATAAGGGGGATTGTCCTCGCTTCGTTCTCAGCCACGGTCATACCCCTTTTCTTCAAATTGGCAGTCGGTGCAAATGTCCTCCCATTCGCCATCGACCTTACGGCTTTTCCATCCGGCCTCCCGCTTCATGCGGACAGCCTCGTCGAAGCTGTCCGCACCGGCAAGCCGCTCACCGCA